TGTAGCACTTGCTGCAGGCTTATCCACAGTGGCATCTGGCGGTATTGGTCTTTACACAGGCACAAAACGTGCTTTGACAGAGAATCAAGCAGAATTATTAGCTGAACAAACTATGACAGCATACAGGGCAAAAGTAACTGCAGCAAATAAAAAAGCAGTAAAAACTTTGACCGATCCTAAAACTTCTAAAACTGGAAAGCAATTTGTAAAAGATGCTGTTGAAAGTCTGGAAGCAGAATTAGTAGAAATGGCTCAAAAGAAAAAGAAGGTTAGTAGAAAATTACCATTAGCAGAAACAATACCAGAAGAATTAATAAAAGGGGAAAAAATACGCCTTAAAAATATTAAAAGCAAACATAAAACTCTTGAACAAATGGAGATTGAAAATATAGCGTCAGCGGCATCTAAGTTAGATGATGCTATAATTCCTATAGTAGGTAAAGGCGGTAGAGAAGAGGCTTTTACATCACGCCTAGTTCGCGGTCTTATGGCAGCGAATGAAAAAGAACAAGAGGCATTTAAATCTATACTAAAAGAACACAACCTGACATTTGACCAACTTGCTCCTGTGTTCGCTGCAGAAATATCACGTGCAGGTAAGGTGCTACAAGCGGCTGGTGTAGCACAGCAAAAGAAATCATTTGATGAGTTATTTACAATGCTCAACAATTACGATAACGCTATGCAGAGAACTGGATTAGACATTGTTGACAATGAAGGTAAAGCAGTATCTATGTCAGGCGCAAGAGATGCTTTAGAAAAAGCAAAAAAAGGGCAGTTTGACGGTGCGTTTACAAAAAGTTTTAACGTAGTTCGACACCTTGACAAAGCACGTGTAGGTATGATGACTGTGCAAGCATCTACAACTATACGTAACACTACAAATGGTTATATGAGAAACTACGTATATGCCCTAGATAATTTAGGCGCGAGTTTATTTAATATTACAAAGGGCGGTTTCAAGGGCATGGTTTCCGCAACAAACAAGGAATTAAGAGAAGCTGCTAAAGCAGATGTTCGTTTGGCTATAGGTCAGTTAAAAACAGGAGTACAATCAGCGCGACTGAAAGATATGGTTCTTGGAACAGAGTCTGTAGACACTGCAACTTTGTTTAGATTCTTGGATGACGCTAAATTTGGTAACAAAAAAGTTATGGAACAGTTGTTTCGGGGCATGGGGGATATTGGTAATTTAACAGGTAGTGAAGGTGGTCTTATTGCTTTGGCTCGTAAAGCAAATTATTTTAACACCATGTCAGACAATATGTTTAAACGTGCTATATTTTCAAGAGAAGTTGATAAAGCACTGGTGGCAAATCCTATAACAGCAGTCGATGCAACTGGTAAAACAGTCACTATAAACAGCCTTAATCAAGCTATGAAAACAGGTAACTTTAAGTTAATAGATGACTCTGTGTTTGCAAAAGCTATGGATGAAGCCTTTGAGTTTACTTATCAAACAGGAAAGTTTAAAGGAAGAGAGGGTGGTTTTAACACATTCTTTAGCGGTGTAATAGGTTTTGGTAGTGAAGTTGGCGGCTCTCTTGTAGTGCCATTTCCCCGTTATATGGTAAACCAGTTTCGTTTCTTCTATGAGCATATGCCTGTACTAGGGTCTGTAAATTTCTTGGGTATATTAAATAAACCCGGAGGAAAAGCAGGCAAGAGAAGTACCGTTGTTTTAGATGCAGAAACATTTGGAAAGCAAGTTACAGGTGCAGCATTAATAGGTGTATTTGCAGCCTTACGTGCTAATCAAGGTGATGAAACAACTGGTCCATATGAATACATAGACCCAACTACAGGTTCTATTGTCGATGCACGTGCTTCATTAGGACCATTCTCTGGCTTCGCTCTCATAGCTGATTTGTTGTACAGGTACGCAGGTAAGCGCGGCATACCACAGTGGCACGACAATAAAAAAGTTTCTACTGCTGTTCAGTGGAACAGTAGAGAGTTAGTTCAGGCGTTTACTGGTGGACAGGGAAGGGCTGGTACAGGGCTGCAGATTGTAGATGGGCTTGTCAATATTGGATTAGAAACATCTGATGAGGTAGCAAAAGAAACATGGAAAGAAAGAATGGCAAAGTTTGCTGGCACATCCTTTGGAACTTTCTTGGTTCCTGCTGGTATGGTTAAAGATGCTTTAGCCAGTGTTGATCCAGAGCATAGAAAACTGGCAGACAACACTGACATAGATTTATTTGAGTATATGTTGAAGCAGGCAGCAAAACCTTTGCCCGTTGCACCAGATGAAGAGGGAAGGGCTAGACTTGCTTCACCTACTAGGTCAGGTGGGGTAAGAAGATTTAATCCGTTTATTAAACAGCTAACAGGATTCAACCCACTTCAACGCAGAACAACTATTGAAAGAGAACTTGACAGACTTCAGTTTGATTACATGGAGATAGCACCCCGTAAAATACGATTAGATGCTCCCATGAGTAATGAATTGAGAGAGCAAATGGGGGATTTTGTAGAGGATAGACTTTTTAATTTTATGCGCAGTGCTGAATATAAAAACCAACCAACGGATAAATTAAAAAGAATTGCAATGCAAGATAAAATAAAGGTATTAAAAGCTGAAGCCAGAGCCAGAATATTAAACATAGATAGAGCAGAAACTAAAGAAGAACAAGTGCGAATAGCACGTGCTAAGTACAACAATCTTCCTACAAAACAAAGAACAAAACTAGATGAGTTGTATAGGCAAAAATATCCAATGGGTAATGGTATAGTAAGGGATCAGGCATACTGGTTTATGAGTGATTAAACTTATATACAATTACGGTGCGTACCTAACGATTGTCACCATCACCCTGTAGGCGATTCCTAGCTTTCCTGTCTGCCAGTTTGTCCAAGTTGTCTTCCATGATTCTACCAAGATTCATATCCACTTCTTTTGCAAGCATGGCACAATACCACATAACATCTCCAATCTCGTGACCAATAGCATTTAGTTTAGCATGATAGTCTTCTCTATCTGCACCGTCACGTATTAGCTTTTTTGCTTTGTTAGCAATCTCACCAGCCTCACCAGCCAATCCTAATGTTAGATATTCTAATGCTTTATTATCTGGGAATATTGCCGTTTCTGCAGCCCGTCTTTGGTACTCCGTTGCTGTAATATTACTCATGTACCTCTCCTTCATCCACTGTTCAGCTTCTTCCTTTAATCCCATTGTACTTACCCTTTTCTAAATTCTCATAGTAAGCATCGTTCCAACCACGCTGCCACTCTCTGTACTGCATGGTGTTCGGGTCAAGGTTTGGACGATTTTCTTGGAATACTTGCTTTCCATCCTTCGTCACAAACCTACCACCACGCTTAAACGCATCGTAGCCCCACTGATATTGTATACGCAGTGGAGCATCGTATTTACTTAGATTATTTCTCCTCACCGTTAGACTCCGTTGTTTTAGGGAAATATTTAACAAGCATCTCTAGCTTGTCGTGATAATTAGATAGTTTTTCTAGTTCTAGTTCTATAGTTTCTGTGATATCTGAATGCTCTCCAATACCTATTGTGTTATTCATATACACTTCTATATTAGCTTTGTGCTTATTAATGCCGCCTACTAAATAGGAAGTCTGTGCGTCTATTAACATATCTCTTATTTTCATTTAGTTCTCCTCTCTATGATCTTCATGTTCAAGGTTGGGGTAGTACACCTCAACCCACGACTTACACTCTGGACACTCTAAACAACTAAGTATAGTATATCTGTTGTCCGTAAGTTCTTCTACATCGTGGTCCCCAACCCACCTTAACTCTGTGTTACAATGCCAACACTTCATCACGCTGCCGTTAAATCTACTACTTCACAAACGCCAGCCGTACACGCCAACTCACGTCCACCTGATGTAGTATCTTCCTTCTCAAACTCTTGCAACAATGACCAGTCTACATTCTTTGGCATCTTTGTCAAGAACTTTTTGTAGTCATCTTTATCTATATCCTGATAAGGTGCTTGCTGATATGTATGCTCACTGAATGGTAGGAAGCTGATACCAGATACCTCATCAAAGTGTTCATATACCCAAGCACCTACAGCCATCCACTCGCTCTCTTTAACAGAGATAGTCACAGATGGTTTGTGTTCACACCAGTAACGCTGATAGGTGAGCCATAACTCTAGCTGCTCTATTGCGTTCATCTGTGTACGTGTGATAGCACCCAAAGGTGACTTCATAGGAAAGCTGAACACTGTCGTTGAGTCGGGTTTCATTACGTCAGGTTCAGCAGGTATGCCCTGTGATACAAGAAACTGCGTCAATGGGTCTTTGTTATCACCGCGTACGGTGCGTATATAGTATGGGTTGTGTCTAGCATGTATACCTGACGCAGCGTCAGTAAGCTGTGACACAGTGCCACTTGGTTTAACGCAGGTAACAGCCGTTGCTTGTGGTATGTCAAGCACTTCTGCCATTGCTTTATTGATGCGAATAGCTTCATCTTTTAATACGCCTAACAGTATGGGCAACTTATTACCTGCAGTTGATGTCATAGCGTTATCCATGATACCTGTCAAGGAAACTCCAAGCAAACGCTCTTCCTCTGTATTATCTTTCCACACTTTGCGTAAGTATTTAAAGTTTGTAAGTGTGGCTTGGAATGTGCCAAGTATAGTAGCAAGCCCAACCTTTTCTTTTAATGTGTCCATTGTATCGCTTTCACGAATGACTACTTCAGATAGGTTACAGAACTGATAGGGGCGTAGGATAATTTCAGAGCAAGGGTTGCAACCAAAGTCTTGGTCAGTATCACGCCTGCCATTTTTAGCAGCTTGCACCTGTGCAGACTTTCTATTGAAAATGCCACGCTCACCTGACTTACTATCATATAGAGATAGCCACTCACGCATGAATGTACCCATCTCCGGCTTGCCCTTGTATGCTACAGAGTTATTAGCCAACGCACGTTGACCTTCATTTTCCCACCATTTACCTGATTTAGCATGTGCCATCTGGTCATCATTTAAATTAGACAAGCTGATGAGTGCGCTACGGCGTACACCGCCGACAACTACAACCTCGCCTATCTTACACATGATGTCGTGGCATTCAATCGGGTAGAGCCTGCGTCCTGCTGCTCTCTTAAACTTCTCAACACAGAAATCAAACAACTCTACAAGAGGCTGTGGACCTGATGCTCTACCGCCAAACGTCTTTAATCTAGCACCTGCAGGGCGTACCTCTGACACGTCCCATGCTGGTATCTGTCCTGCATATAGCATGGCAATAAGTTCTTTGAGTGACTTTGCCCAACCGGGTCTGCTATCACCTACCTTAATTACTGTGTCTGTTTTGTAAAAATCTTCTGCCACAATAGGTAGCTTCTCAATGTTGTGACGCTCTACGCTAAACCCTACGCCCGTGCCACACATAAGAATATACATAGTTTCATCAAATGCACGTGGGCTATCTACAGGTACATAGGAACAGTTGTACCCACCAACATGGCATCTGTCTAGTGCGGGTCCACTGGTCATCAACGCTCTCATACTAGGCATGATAGACAGACTAAAAACAGCTTCTTCTAGTTCTTCACGTAAGGACGTAGATAACTCGTAGTTGTGATTATCTTTAAGATGTTTTTCCATATAGTCAAAGTAACGGGTGACTGTTTCTCCCCATGTTTCTCTGCGCTGCTCATCTTCTTTCCAACGAGCGTAGCGTGATAGTGCTATAAAATTTTGATAGTCTGTAGGTAATGTATTGCTAATCATCTCTTTACTCCGTAATTGTTTTCATAGTTTTAATTTCAGCACCGTCTATATCATAAAAGTATTCACGTATGCCATCCTCTAATTCCTCACCAACTTGTCCATCTGCTGGTATAGGATATTCCTCTTCATCAATTTCAATTGTGATGAACATTTTAACTCTTACCATCTGCCGTTACCTCTTCGATTAACCTATCCAAGTACCACTTGGCTTTTTGCAAATCCTCTAACGGCTTGTCTTTATAGTCAAATCGCCACAGGTACTTCATAACATTACCCTGTAGATAATATTTGAATCCTTTATCCGTAGCAGCAGAGATAGCTTGTATGCATTCAATACCCGTCTGATTGTAATGTGGCGGGTTATTAACCATGTCAACAACATTGTCACTTTGTTTATTTGCTTGTGCCATACGTAACTCCTCCTGCTGCATCATTGCTTTCATATATTCTTCATGCCTACTCATGCTGATCCTTTTGTCTTACTATTGAAATTTAGGTGGATCACATTGCCATCATATGTTTTTTCTACACCTGCCTCTTCTTCTAGTTCTACATCAATATCAACCTCGTTGTCAATAACTTTTGTAACATACTCATGTACAATACTTCTTAATTCATTTACTTCTTCCATGACAGGCACAGCCGCACACATCATTTTTACAAAATGTAAAACTTGATAAAAGTCATCGTCTTTTAACGGGTTATTATCGCCGTACATAATAGAAATATCAACCTCTCCACTCCAAGAACTATCGTCATCAGCAAAAGGTCTTACCCGTATTACAAAGTCTTCATCTTTCATCTGCATAGCCATCTTATCTGTTATATTATCCATGTCTATCTCCTTTTTACTTTTGTGCCACCAAACTTTATAAACTTCGGGTGTTTGTTTCTACCCTTTTCCTTTAACCATTCTTCGGGAATAATCCTGTCGTAGTACCGAAAACCATATTTAATACACCATTCACCGTATGTAGACTTAGCACCCTTACGAAGTTTGCGTCTGCTACTTTCAAACACAAAACGAATATCCAACTTAGGATGCTGCTTTTTAATAGCCAGATGCTTGCGCCTATCTGCTGCGGTGAATTGTCCTTTTGTTTCTATAATAATACCATTGGACAGCACAAAATCTGGTGTATACGTTCTGTATGCTAAGTCTTCCCATTCTATCTTCACTGCCTCATACAAGAAGTCAATCTTGAGTTCTTTGAGATAGTCAGATACCTTTAGTTCAAGACCACTACGATACCCATACTTTCGTGCTGCCCTAAATTGTTTTGCGTTAGCCAACGTCACGCCATGA